GATTAACCATAGAACAATATGATTTTTTATTCGAGTCACAATGCCATAAATGTAAGATTTGCGGACTAGAAGAAACACGAAAAGGTAGCAGTGGTGATATTGCCCCTTTGTGTGTTGATCACTGTCATCTTTGTCGGGATAATGGACATATGGGATTAAAAAATATAAGGGCTTTACTTTGTCATGAATGTAATAAAGCTCTTGGCGGTTTTAAAGACAATACCCAACTCTTACAAAACGCGATAGACTACTTAAAAGCACATGAGCACATCACGGATGATTCAACAGGAATTATCCCATGCTAGAAACAACAGAAAAGTACATAGACCATGAAGTGAGGCTAAGATTATTAGAAAAAACCGTAACCGATATCAAAAAACTTGGGTATTGGATTTTAGGTACAATGATAATAGGTGTCGCGGTTCCAATAAGTTTACATGCTTATGGATTAGTATAATTATTTAGAACTTTAACCAAGGATGGTTAAAATGGCAAAAGGATGTGATTTGATATGATAACTAGAGGCCAGAATTTCCGGCAATTCCCACTTAATATTGTGGGTTCTAGTATTTTTGGTCGTTATCCCAAAATTAGCATCGAAAAAACTTATAACATGTTCATGTCCGACCAATTCATGGTGCCTTATGCGGGTTATGAGATTGCCGTATCATCATCTAAATTTGATAATGCTGCTGAAGGACGTGGGATATTTACAAGTACTAAATTTGATAGTTTAGTACTTGTAATGGGTAATAAAGTTTATTTGGTTACAGTGGATTATTCGCAAGCATTACATAAAGTAATATTCTCGCAAGTCATTAAGATCGGCACATTACAAACGTCTACGGGTGTGGTTTATATTACTGAGAATAATAAACCTCAGATTGGTATTTCTGACGGGACAGCATTTTATCTTTATGACCCAACCTTATCACCAATTTTTCAAGCAGTACCATTAAATTTTAACCCCGGTTATTTAACCTTTCATGATAGCTATTTTATTTTAGCAGCATCCAATGATAAAGGTATTCCTGCTGATCCGTATATTCCCCCAAAAAATAATACCTGGCGTTTGTCGGGCAGTAATGATGGTCTTATCTGGGACAATACGAGTGCTACTATTGGGTTTTTACAAACGAAACCGGATAATGTGCAAGCGGTAGTTCGATTCCCTTCTAAAGGTAATATGATATTTGTGATGGGTTCTATTGTAACGGAAGCCTGGTTTGATACCGGTGCGCAACTATTTCCCTATCAACGTACGACACAGTTTAATATTGACTATGGTTGTTTGCAGCCTGCGACTGTGGCTTATATGGATGAATTTGTTGTCTGGCTCGCGCAGAATGAGAAGTCAGGCCCCGTAATTTTATATTCTGATGGCGGCATGCCGAAACGCATTACCACCGATGGCATCGATTATCTATTTTCAACACTTGATAATCCCCAAGATTCCCAGGCTTTTCTTTATCGACAAGACGGCCATATTTTTTATCATATTAATTTTTATTCTGATAATTTATCATTATTTTATGATTTTACGACCGATAAATTTTACCACGCATCCGATCAAAATCTTAACTATTTTATCGCGGCGGAAGTCGCATTTATTGATAATCAATATTATTTTGTAACAAAAAATAATGGTAATTTATTTGCTTTTGATACCGGATTTTATACGTATCAGGATGTCGATAATCAAGGCAATGTATCTATTAATGAAATTCCGCGCATAAGAACTTGCAAGAATATTCGCACGCCCGATCAAGAATATGAGATTATTAATGATTTAGGTTTTACGATTGAATCTGGTGAAACAGATTATCAGCAACAATCATTAGGTGAGATAATCTTTATTACACAAGATGGCCATCCTTTGATAACTCAGGGCGGTATATTAAGTTTAGTGACTCAAGATAATTTCCCCCTCATAACGCAGGATGGCATTGAATTAGTTACACAACAGACAAACTTAGGAACCTCAGCGGAGCTGATAGCACAACAAAATGGTAATACAGGTTTTACTAATCTATCTTTGCCTCACGTAGATTTATCTATTTCTATTGATGGTGGCGCATCTTTTGGTAATGAATGGGCTTATTATTTATCTGCAATAGGTAATAGAAAGAATAGGCTTTCCTGGTGGCAGGTAGGGCTTGCCAATGATTTTGTTCCGCAATTTAAATTCTGGGGTATGTTGCGTTTTGTGGTGACTGATGGAATTGTAAACACAAGGGTATAATATGAATAACGAATTACCTATTTTTCAATCAATATTTCCAGATTATCCAAGAGAAAGCCCAGTTTTAGATAAAAATGGGAATTTTAGTCCTTTGTGGTCATTAGGCTTATCGGCATTGTTTCAAGCATTGCAAGCAAATTATAAAAATGAAGGAATAGTATTTCCCCCGTTAAGTGCTGTGAATATTGCCAAAATTGAAGCAATCTATACACCGTTAATTGGTGCGCCACTGCCTCAGGGAATACCTGATATTAGTGGGCAGACTGTATTTGATTCTACTAATAGAGTATCAAAGCAATTTGTGATCACTTATGACGGAGCAACGCCGCCTAATATTGTGACAGCAACTTGGCGAACTTTCCTATTTGTATGATAATGTACCTATAGAACACGATGATTTAAGGATGAATCATGGGATTTTTTGATAGTATTTTTGGTGGCAAAAAAAGTAATCCTGCAAATGCAGCGATGCCGTATATTCAGCAAATACCTGGTCAAACACAGCAATATAATCAACCTTTTTTTGAAGCAGGCACACAATCTATTCCCCATTTACAAGAACAATATGGGCAGCTTTTAAATAATCCTGGTGGAAAACTTAACGATATTGGGCAATCATTTCAGCAGTCCCCTGGATTTCAATTTGCTTTGCAACAAGCCTTGCAGGGTAATAACCATCAACAAGCGGCCGCAGGCATGGCAGGAAGCCCTCAAAATGAACATGGTAATATGGAGTTAGCCACTAATTTAGGCAATCAGGAGTATTATCGTTGGTTAGACCATGCCACCAATCTGTATGGCCAAGGGTTAACGGGTGAGCAGGGCATGGCAGCTAATGGCCAACAAGCTGGTAATAATATTGCACAACTGGTTGCTCAGGCTTTAGCGCAGCAGGGAAATATAGCATTTAATGGCCAACAACAACAAAATCAAAATAATAGAGATTTATTCGGTAACATTGCAAAAATTGGTGGCGCTGCATTGAGTGCGTTTACGCCTTTTTCTGGTTTTGGTTCTAGTATGTTCGGAGGTGGTTAATGACTTTTACATTTACGAACTATGCAGGCATTGCCCCTCAAGCCTCTCCTATGCAAGATATTATCGGTAAGATTCTTGGGGGTTATACGGATACTACGAAAGCTCGTTATTTACAACCTAGTTTACAAGAGGCACTTAAAAAAGCGCAATTGGAAAACCAATATTATGCCCCTAATATGGAGTCTCAAATAGGATTGCGAGGAGCACAATCTGGATTGATAGGTGAACAAACAAAAGGCGCTCGCATAGAAAATCAGTATTTACCGCAAAAAATGCAAGCAGCCATTCAAGAATCTCAAGCAAATGCCCAGAAAGCTCGTTTAATGCAAATGATTCGTGAGCAACTAATCGGTGGTGGCCAAGCGCCTAACAATGAAAATATGCAAGCACCGCAGCAAAATATGAGGATGCTTCAAGGCCAAGGGATGCCGGCAGGAATGAATCAACAACAGGAAATGATGCAGCAACCTAATATGCAACAACCTGGAATGCAACCACAAGGAATTCAACAGGGTGCGAATGGTTATGCCCAAGCTGCAACCGCTATGCAAATGCTTGGTCTTGGCAAACCTCATGTGGTAGAGGCTAATGGGCGTTATATTGCTATTACACCTTTTGGGAATGTTGATACAGGTGTTGCAGGCTTAACAGAACAAGGAAAAACTCTTGCCAAAGAAGATGCAAAGAAAATATCTGATTTAGAGAATATTGTGCTGCGAAGTGATGAAAAAACAGATACTTTTAAATCACTTAATGAAGACATAGGAAGTCATGAATTTGAAGAATTAAGACGCAATCCAATATTAGGAAGGCATGAAATAGGTTGGTATGAGAAATTTGGTACTAAAGAACAACAAGAAATGATAGGGCGTGTTAAAACTAATATGGGTAATATTATCAAGGCAAGTGCCAGGGATTTTGCTGGGCAATTTCGTACTGGTGAACAAGCTTTGTTAAATGATATGAAGCCCAATGTAGGGGATAGTCTGGAGGTTATGAAAGGTAAATCAGAAGCCTTGACCTTTTTAAATACTATTGCGACAAAACGTGCTGAACTTGAAGCAGATTATATGAGAAACTATAATATGAATGCACTTCAAGCGCGCATTGCGACCAATAAATCCATTGACCCTAATGAGATAAAAAAAGAAATAAGAACCATTTTACATCCTGCTAAAAAGTTAGTTATTACACCGGATATGGCTATGGCTGAATTAAAAAGACGACAAGCAGCGGGGCAACAATAATGGCTGATTTATCGCATTTATCTGATGAAGAATTAATGAAGATTGTTCAAGGTGGCTCTGGCAATAATTCTGCCAAGCATATTGCTGAACAAGAAGACTCGGGTTTTTTGAAATCTGCTCTTAAAGGCTATGGTAATTATTATAAGGGTGCTCTAAAAGGTATGGGGCAATCTATCGGGGATATAGGAGCTTCAGCAATAAACTGGCCTATTTCTGGCATTGAGCATTTAAGCGGCAGACAATTACCACATGTTCCTCATCCTCATTTACTTAATGAACATCCAGAATCTTTAGGAGAATCAATTGGTCAATCTTTAGGACAATTTGCTGGAAGCATGGCATTACCTGGAGGTGCTGGATTTAAAACGGCACAATTGGCTAATAGAGGGTACCAAGGTTTACGAAGTGGCCAACAACTTCCTTTGATAGCTAAATTGCTTGCAGGTGGAGCAGGTGGTGCATTGGAGGGTGCTGCGGGTAATGAAGAGAATCGAAGGTTAGGTGCTAAATTAGGTGGTGGATTAGGTGTTGCTGGCCACGCTATACCTGCGGCAATTAATTTTAGTCGAAATATTAGCTCTAGTAATATTGCTAAAAATATACAGGAAGAAATTGGAAGATTAGGAAAGCATTTTAATGAACGTTTTACAAAACATTTAGAGGCAGGCGAATTAGGTGGCGCTAATGAATTTTTACGACCTGAACGAGCCAATGTAAAATTGCTTAAAAAAGCAGGCGAAGGAAAACTTGCTTATGGCATTGAAAAATTTAATGATGATCCGACTTTGAGCAATGCACATAAAGCACAAAGCGATTTAAATAGAATAGTTTCTAAATATTCTCGTGCTAAAGAAGGCAGTCTTGAAGCTGATGTTTATGATGAGGCTTTAAAACTGAAAAATAGAATGCTTAAAAAAATATCTGAAGCTTTTGAACGGTCTGGTTCTAAAGAACATGGAGAAGGTTATCAGCAATCACGAGTTGATTATGCCAAAAACGTAGCACCTTATTTAGAAAGCCCTGCTATTAATGCACTTCTCGGGAAAAATAAGCGTGGGATTCAGACGGTACGTCCTGGACAATTTGCGGATAAACTTTTACAAGAAGAGGAATTTTTAGCACAAGCTGGCAATAAACATCCTGAATTATTACGGCGTGAAAAATTCAACAAGCTTAAAAAGAATAAATTAGCCCAAGGAGCTGCTTTGGGGGCGGGGACATTAGCAACTGGATTCTTACCCTATGCAGTCTCGAAAGCACTTGGCCTAAAATAAATGTTGTAAATTTATCAGTATGCTGATATTATCATCAAATATACAAAAAGAGGATAATACAATGTTGCCTGCTGGATTTATATTTATCGTTTTCATAGCAGTTATTGTTGGCATGGTTTCTGATGACGAATAAAGAAAAAGTAATCAGTTACCCTGATACGATAGAAACACGCGTTGCACTATTGGAAGCGGCTATTGTTGGTATCAATCAGACGTTAATCCGCATTGAAACTAAGATTGATAGGCAGTTTGATGATTTAAAAAGTGATATTAAAGACATTAGGCGCGAATTAAAAGATATCAGGCGTGATATGGCATCAGATTTCAGATGGACATTAACAATTATTGCGGCCTTAGGTGGTATAATGGCACATGGGTTTCATTGGTTTTAGTAAATTAGTTAAAGGATTAATATGCCAATTAACACGGATTTGTTAATAGCAGCACCAATGCTTCAAGATAGTCTGGTAGATAAGTCAGGAATCCCGATGTCGGGAGGAACCGTTACGTGTTATCACGACAACAGCAGAACCACATTAAAAAATTGGTATTACCAATCTGGAACGCCAGGAAATTATACCTATATCACACTGCCTAATCCTTTGACGTTAAGTGCTGCTGGAACAATTTGTGATGTTAATGGGGTGGATACTATCCCATTCTTTTATCCTTTTAGTGAAATCAATGATACTGTTTCCGATCCGTATTACATTACGATAGTAAATTATGCACAGACGAATCAGATTACTCGCGCTAATTTCCCATTTATCTCAGGTACAGGCGGCAATAGTGCATCAACCACGAATTCCTTTAATAATCTTATAATCAATAATGGTTTTTGGCGTAATTTAGCGCCCAATACGGTTAATGATGCGCCGTCCTATGCAGATATAGATTTAAGTGCAGTGACTACTACAACGCCGATGATAGTGGCGCCTTCACAACACGATGGTTTTGCGTCCCCTGATATTCAATTTATTAAAAATAATGCCTCAGCAACCGATACATTGACGTTTATCCCGTTTCCATTAACCACAACGCAACCTATAACGAATGCGATTGTACCTGAGTATTACATTAACCATGATTGCTCAGCGGCAGGAAGTGGGGAAACGCAGAAAGCGTATCAATTCCCAATATCCCTGCATGTGAATACGCTCGCGAGTGTGCCTTTTACCTTCACGATTCAAGCACAAAATGCGGGCACAGTAGGTGCTGGAAATGAGATTTTGACGATATCAATATTGCAAGACACAGGCACTGGCACAGTCTCACCTGCCCCATTTTTAGTAGGTCAAATTACATTGACGCCTACCTGGACAAGTTACACTTTAACTGGAGTTTTTCCACCTACAGCCGGCTTAACATTAGGTAATGGTGCTGATGACGCGCTGTATCTGCAAGTACAAATGCCTTTTAATGTGACTTGCGATATAAACTTTACTAAACCTAGTATTTATCTTACTAAAAATGTAATCCCTAATAATGACTTTCAAACGTATGACCAAGTAGACGCGGTTATTGATGGTTGGAGAACAGGGGATACGAGAACGTCCCTCAACTCGTATTTATTCGGTTGGGCGGCTATGAATAATGGCTCTATTGGAAATGCCAATTCTGGTGCCACTTCTCGTGCTAATGATGACGCATGGCCACTTTTTAATCTTCTTTGGAATGCTTTTAATCAATATTCGGTAGGTACGGGTTCTAGTGGGACTAATGCAGTTCTCACTATGTTCAATGTAAGCACTCCGGTTGCTTATGGCCCCGCAATTTCCGGTTCAGGCTCTGCTATTACCGACTGGAATAATAATAAAGCTTTGATGTTAACCCGTGGGT